TGCACAAGCAAAAGATGTTGTAGACGCAGCTAAAGGTAAAAAAAGACGGGGACGTAAATCCACTAATAGACGTAAAACTAATAACAACTCTAAAAAGTAAAAAAATGAACTTAGAAGAATTAAAATCAATGATCGCTGAAGAATATTACAATTATTTAGCAGAACAAGATGAACCAACAGTAGCTGTATCTGATGCAGATGTGGATGCTGATGGTGGAGAAGATGCTGAGGAAACTCTTAAAGATATTTTCGATATGTTAAAAGATTATTTCGAAGGAGATGATGATGATGATGATGATAAAGATGATGCAGATGATGATGTATCAGAAGATATTGCACTTCAAGAAAGATTTAAAAAATTAGCAAATATTATTAACGGATAATATTTATGACTCTTAATGAGTTATTATTAGAGTGGTCTTATCGAACTCAAAAGGGATATCCATCAATGGATAACCCTTCTGATGTTCATATTTTAAGAACATTATTAGAAAAATTAAATTTACCTTCAGATACTATTATTAATAGAATATCTGAAGCTTCTTTAAATCCTGGTGAATTAAGAAAAGATCGTACTCCCAATAGAGCTGAGATTTTTCTTAAAAAAATTGAAAATAACGAAGAATTTGAATTAATGGATGGTTCTATGATCGTTATAGATAAAGAACAATCAGCTGATTCAATACAAAAACTAAAAGATAAAGATTTTATAAAATTAGTTTTTACTGATACTACAGGTAAACAATTAAAATTAAACCAATTTAAAAAAACTAAAGAATTTGGAGCCGGATCAGGTGCTGGGGGTGGTACTGTAGATACTAGAATAATGGAATCTGCACATTGTTATGGTTTAGCTATAGCATATTATGTTAAGGGTGAAAAAATAACTAAAGATGATTTAATTAAAGAAAATTTTGAACAAGCTCAATCCCATGTAGATGTAGATGCTACAATTGATGAAATAGAAGAATTTTTAGAAAGAAAACCATTATGGTATGAATCTACTTCTAAATCCGTAAATAAAATTTATGATTTATTTCCTAATAATAGTTTTAAATTTCATAGAGGTTCTGAACAGGTAAAAATTATATATTCTGCCTGGCAATCAGCTAAAACAGAAAAAGGTTTAAAACTAATGGATGATAAATGGAATCCTGCTGACATATGGTTAATATCATCAAAAATAAATAGTGTAGATTTTTCAAATGATTTAGAAATATTAAATGGTCAAATTGCCAATTTTTATGAAGATAATGATCTAATAGGTATTTCACTAAAAATGATTGGTAAAAAAGCTGAAGCTACCTCAAAAGTATTTGGTGATCCAAATATACCACCAGGAAATGAATATAAATATGAAGGTTATAAAACTACAACTAAATCATCTACGGTTGAAATTCAGTATACAGGTGGTTCAATTACATGTAGGAATTTTAGTGTTGAAACTGGTTGGTCTACTGAAATAAAAGGTAAAGCTGCTCAGGGTGGTAAATGTGGACATACAGGAGTAAATGATATTTTAAAGTTAAATAATGTAACACAATTACCCCTTCAACGAGATACATTAGCTGCTTTTAAAACTAATGATAAAGAATATTATGATAAATTTTATTATTTATTTGATCGATTTGTAGAAAATATAAATGATAAGGATTTTAAAGAATTATATAATGAAAAACCACTTTCTTGGAAAACATCTAATTATATGGGATTAGAATTTTTATCACGTTTAGAAGATAATTCCGAAAAAGCAGATGAAATACTTAATGATGTTATGCGATATGCTTCATCCTCAACTAAATTATCATCTCAATTTGTAAAAATATCATAAAAAATTTGGATTACATTAATATTTTATATATCCTACAACTGTAGGGGTTTTTAGGTCGAAACGGCCGCTAGTTATGAATCAATACGATCCCAAACACATAGATAAAGCATTAAAACGGATGGAAAAATCCGATACATTAAAGGGTATACACCGCCCAGATACTAATATTATGTCATTTTTTAATGATATAGAAGAAGATAATCAGCTAGAGAAACAAAAATCTGCAGCTGAGTTAAAAAAAGAACAATACTTAGAAAAAGTAAATTCCCTAAAAAAGTTAGTTAAAAATATAGGTACTAAAGAAGAAATACACCGTATTACTGCTATAGGTGCTTTAATTGAAACTACTAATTTCCTTAATTTAAAACCAGATCGTAAAAAAATATTAAAAGAAAATATGATTTGGTGTAACAAAGTTTATAAACAATATACAGATGAAAATTAAAAACTTAGACCGTTGGTCTGATGATGATTACTATCCAAAAAAACAAAAAATTAAACGTACAAAACCTCGTAAAAATGATTTGGATGGTATAAAAAAAGGTCGTACGCTTAAATCAACTAAAAAATAATATTATGAAATACGGTAGACAAATGCAAGGAGCAATGGAAAGATTAGATCAATCTTTAGCTAAGTTATATACTTTAGTTAAAAGAGGTGATCAAAAAGGAGCTTTAACTTATATGAAAGAAGGAGAATTAAAAGAACGTTATGAAGAACTCCAAAATATAATAAAAATTTCGGGAACAAATGATTTAGGAGCAAGTGGTTTAAATAATATTAGACCTATTTAATATGCTAACAGCAGAAAAAATCCAATCAAATTGGGATCGTTATTTAAATGAAATAACAACTAACATATCTAAAGAACGAACAGATATATTAATTCCATTTATGGAAAAATATAAAGAACGTTTTATGATGATGCCAGCAGCAGCTAAAAATTGGCATCATTCGGCGTTTGCTGGTGGTTATGTTGATCATGTTTTACGTGTATATGATTGTGCAAATGAATTATATAAAACGTGGAATAAAATGGGTGGAGATGTTTCCACATATACTGTTGAAGAAATGCATTTTGTTGCTTTATTACATGATTTAGGTAAAATGGGTCAACAAGAAGGTGAATATTATCAACCAAATGATTCACAATGGCATATTGATAAATTAGGTCAAGTATATAAATTTAATACTGACATACCTGCTATGAAGGTACCAGAACGATCTTTATTTTTATTACAAGAAATTGGTTGTAAAGTAACTCAAAATGAGTTTATTGGTATTAAAATACACGATGGTTTATATGATGAATCAAATAAATTTTATTTTATGTCTGGTATGAAAGAGACTAAATTAAGATCCCATTTACCATTATTAATGCATCAGGCAGATCATATGGCTGCTCAAATTGAATTTGAAATTTGGAATAATGCTACAAATGCAGTACCTAAATCTAGTAAACCTAAAAACGCTAGTAAAGGTGATAAAACATTAAGAGCAGCTAAAAAAATAAACACAGATAATAATCCGAATCTATCTAAAGCAACTATTGATGTTATAGATTCGTTTTTTAAAGATTAATTATGACAACACTCAGTATTATATTATTAGTAATATTAGCAATTGTAATAACTTCTTCTTTTTTTATGATTAAAAATTTAATTTATAAAAACGAAACATTAGAAGATTTTATATCTAAACAAAGTGAAGCCATTCAAGCTTGTGATTTAAGATTAAAACAAGTGGATGATAAAGGAATATTTTATTCCGATGATGAAATAGGATGGTTTTTTAAAGAAGTAAAAAAAATACAAGAAGCCCTAAATGAATTTACTTTAAAATAAATTTAAATGTCAAATGAAAAAAAAACAGAACCGGCTACCACCGGTTCTCTTACTCCCGAACCAGTTGTTAAGAAAAAAAGAGGTAGAAAACCATCTAAAAAGCAATATTTTACTTCAGATGTAGATTTAGCTATAAAAGAATATTTATCTTCATCTAATCAGGAAGAAAGAAATGAAATATACCGCACACGTATAGCATATGCATTTTATAAATTAGCCGAAAATTTAATCCATACATTTAAATTCTATTATACAGAAGTTGAATCGTTAGAGGATTTAAAACATGAAGTTTGTTGTTTTTTCTTAGAAAAATTAGATTACTTTAAACCTGAAAAAGGTTCTAAAGCATTTAGTTATTTTTCAATTGTAGGTAAAAATTATCTTATTTTATATAATAATAACAATTATAAAAAGAAAAAAGCTAAAGTAGACCCCTTAGCAGCAGATGAAGATGCGGGGGTATTACGTCAGTTAGGTAGAGATGATCGTAAAAAAGATATAAAAGAATTTATAGATTATTATACTGAATATGTTGATAAACATATGTTTACTTTATTTAAAAAAGACCATGATAGAAAAGTGTGTGATGCTGTAAATGTATTATTTAAACGTAGAGAAAATTTAGAAATATTTAATAAAAAAGCATTATATATTTATATAAGAGAAATGACTGGTGTAGAAACGCCAGTAATTACTAAGGTAACAAAAATACTTAAAAAAGTTTATAAAAAACTATATAACGAATATATAAAAACAGGTTACGTAAAAGTCTAACTTTTTCCATATTTATAATAAAATAGTATGGATCCACTAAACCAAATATTATTTGATAACGTTTCTTTCTCCGATTTATTGAAAGATATTCATGGTAATCAAAAGAAAAAAGCTAAACAATTAGCCCAGCTTATATCTGAGTTAAAGCCCCTAGTTCAATCTTTGGGTGATGCTACTGTTGTAGTTCCTTTAATTAAAGAATATCTAGAAATTAGTGTAAAAAATGATGATGCATTAATAAAGATGGCAGCTATTGTACAACGTTTATCTACAGGTAACGCAAATTCAGGTGATGGTGGGTTGTTAACAGAAGAAGAAATGACTCAACTTCAAGAATTAACTGAAGAAATAGCCAAAACTGTTGAAGAACCAAAACAATTAGGTGAAGGATAAACATGGAATTTAGTTCGTATAAAACAGTTAGAGTAGATGATATAATACTAGATTCGGAACATATAGGATATAGTAGTGATGATGATATAGGTAAAATATATTTTTCAGATGTTTCAGATCCTACACCTTCTGAACCTACACAAGTTTGTTTTACAGCTAAACCTTTATTTTTTTATATAAAACAATATCCAGTTAAAAATGAAACTGTAGTAATTTTAAATTCTAATGTAAAAGAAGATTTTTATTCTAAAAGAGAAAGAATTCAAATATATTATTTACCTCCTGTTAATTGGAAACAAGATGTAAACGAAAATGCACTACCCACTATATCTAATGATGGTAAAATCGATTTAGGTAAATATTTTGATTTTTTAGATACTATTAGACCATTAAAAACATATGAAGGAGATACTTTATTAGAAGGTAGATTTGGTAATTCAATTAGATTTGGTTCTACACTTCCTAATAATTTAGATAATCCCTGGAGTGATGTAGGAAATATAGGTGATCCTATTACTATTATTAGAAATGGACAAACATTTACTCCCGAATCTCCCAATAATCATTTATTAGAAGATATTAATGAAGATCCTTCAAGTGTATATCTTTGTTCAAACCAACAATTAACAAATTTTATTCCTGCATCTTTTAATGATGAATCATATGGAGAAGATTTATTTAAACTTAAAATTCAAAATGAAGTAACATTTAAGGATGATGATATTCCTTCAAATACAAATGAAGATGTAGTATTAACTCCTGCAGATAATTTAGATGCAGAAACTAATTATAGTGAATTAAATAATTTAACAACAAATAACCAAACAGACATTAATGCTTTAGAAACTAAATATGATAATGCAGAAACAGATACTAATCCAGTATCTGCTACTCAAGATGTATCTTTAGATTTTGAACAAGATGATTCCGTTGATTATGATATGGATTTAAACAGTAGTACTGGATAATATAAAATATGGCTTTTAAACTAAAACATTATCTAAAAAGTTCATCATTCCCTAATATTAAAAATACACCAGGGGTAGATCAACCATTATATCCTGAATTAACTAAAGAATACATTATAGATAATTTAGTAAAATTACATACTAATTGTATACAACCTATTGTTGAAGTTTTTGGAGAAAATGATATAGGATTACTTGCTGGATATAGATCTATAGAGTTAAATAGAGCTTTAGGTGGAGTAGAGAATTCTCATCATACAAGAGGATTAGCAGCAGATATAATTAGCTTTAGTAGACCTACAGCAGATATATGGAATTGGTGTAATCAAAATTTAAGATTTAATCATTTAATATGGGAGTATCCAGAAAGAGGAGTATATACTTCATCTAATAATAAAAATTTTTCTTGGATATCTATATCATATATAGAGGGATCAAACCAAAATATATCTTCTTTATCTTCAGAAAGAGATGATTTACATGAAATGTATGAAAGTGATAAGTCATGTAGAATAGTAGGCGGCAATTTTACGCATAATATAGATTATGCAGATAATAATTTAATATAAAATGGCATATAAACCAGAAGCACCTGAATTATATCAGGGTAATCAAGTATTAATAAATTCAGATAGATTAGTTTTTAATGCTAAAACTGATGGTATATTATTATTTTCAGATAAAGTTATAGGTTTTAGTACAAATGGTAGTTTTCATTTTGATACTAGTAAAAATACAGATAATAAATTTATAGTAAATTCACCTAATATTCATTTAGGTTTAAAAGATAATAATGAACCCCCTACTGAACCTGCTGTATTAGGACATGAATTAGAAACTTTTTTAGAAGATATTTTAGATATAATTAATAATTTAATTGATGATATTAAATATAAGGTATCTTATACTTCAGGCCCTCCTGGAAGCCCTACAGAAATGAATCCTCTTAATGAATCTGCTCTTTCAGCTAGAAAAACTGAAATAAGAATAGTAAGAGATAATATTGCAAATATAATGAGCAAAAAAATTAAACTAGTTTAATATGGCGTCTCAACAAATAAAAAACGAATTAAATAATGAGTTAGAAACACTACTTTTAGAAGCTAAATTTGAAGTTAGAAAAGAAGGTAAAAGAAGATTAGAAGAACTTAAAGAACAAATACCTACTCCTCCTGAAATTATAGCTATTTTAAAAGCAGAATTAAGTGAAAATGCTTGTAGCATAGCAGGAATTGAAAAATTTATGGCTAAAGCTCAAGATTTAAACGATAAATTATCTGATGTAGAAAAAATAGCTAATATAGCGTCTACTAAATTAGAAGGTATTAAAGAAAAATTAGCTCCCATTTTAGACCAATCAGGTCCTATTGGAAAAGTTCAAAGTATAGTAGATGGTATTCAACCTATAGTAAATATTTTACAAAGATTAATTCCTTTAGCTATTATAGCTTTAGCAGCTAATTCAGGCCCTACTTCAAGTGGGGCAGTTACTGATCAATTAAGTGTTAAAAAAGAATTTGCTAAAGCAAAAATTAAATCATATGCATCTTTATTTAGTAGTATACCAAGTATGTTAAATAGTTACATAGGAAGAGCTCAAGCAATTTATACTCCTTTAGATGCTTTATTATTTAAAATAAATTTTGTTAAGAGTGAAATAGCAAAATTAAAAATGATGATACAATTGCTAATGGTTCAATTTGAATTAGATTGTAGTAATTTTAATGCTACAATTAATAATAATTTTCCAGATAGTGAAAGTGAAGAAGAAAGTACTCCTGTAATCCCAAATGATTTAATAGGACCTAATGGTTTACCTACTAACATAGCTAATTTAAATCAACAACAAGTATTAGATATAGCTTCTAATTACTTTGGTGATGTGGTAAATTATTTACAACAACAAGGTGAATTTCAAGCAGTTGAAAGAATATATAGTTTGGGAGCTAATTTTTCTGAAGATTATAATATTAGTTTTAAAAATATTAATCCTCAAAATTATAATTATCCCTCTTAAAATAAAAATTAAAAATTTTATATTTATTAACAAATAACAATTAATAACATGAAAGCAAAAACATTTGAAAATCTAATTAGAAAAGTAGTTAGAGAAGAAATTGATTATGCGTTACGTAGAGAAATTAAATCACTTAAAGAAGATTTACGTGATGAACTAAAACCAACTATAATAGAACATACTGAAAGAATAGTTGAAGTACCTAAACAAAATTCTTTAAAAGAAAAAATAATGGGTACTTCACCAATAAAAAAGAAAAATTATACTCCCCAACAATTTACTAGTAATTCAGCCTTAAATGATTTATTAAATGAAACAGCATCGGGAGACACAAGCTTGGAATCGGGAAATTCACCAGTAAGTTTATCTGATCCCTTTGCATCAGGAGCCCCTATGCCCATGGATACAACAGGTATGCCCGAATCAGTAGCAAATGCAGTAACAAGAGATTATAGTGGTTTAATGAATGCAATTAATAAGAAAAAAGCAAAATAAATAAATGCCAATAATAAGAGGAATAAAAAGAATTAGTCCCTTAGATCTTAACAAAAATGTTACGATAGGGGTTGCCTTTCCTATAAATGAAGTAAATTTATTTAAAGGAACTGAAACTATAGAAGAACAATCTAAAGCTAATCTTATAAATCTTTTATTAACAGAACCAGGAGAAAGAATAAATTTACCTGATTATGGTATTGGTTTAAAACAACTTTTGTTTGAACAAAATGTAGATTTAATTTCATTAAAAGAACTTATAATAAAACAAGCAGCATTTTATATCCCAAATATACTAGTAACGGATGTAGAACTAGGTACATCAGAAGATGAACACTCATTATTTATTTCTATAACATATAGATCTATATTAGATAACTCAGAAGATAGTATTCAATTAAATTTTAACTAATGGCTTATTCAAAAGTATCAAATAAATCACAAGACAAAGATGTAAAATATATAAGTAAAGATTTTAATTCTTTTAAAAACCAACTTATTGAATTTACTCAAACTTATTTCCCTGAAAATTTTAATGATTTTAGTGAAGGAAATCCGGGAATGATGTTTTTAGAAATGGCTGCCTATGTAGGTGATGTTTTATCTTTTTATACCGATACACAACTTAGAGAAGCATTTTTAAATGTTGCACAAGATAGGGAAAATATTTTTAATATGGCGTATGCCATGGGTTATAGACCTAAAGTAACAACCACTGCTAATACTAATTTAGAAATATCTCAATTAATTCCATCCAAAATAGTAAATGGATCTTATGTACCAGATTATGATTATACTTTAACTATACAACAAAATTCGACTTTTAATTCAACTGAAGGAGCAACATTTTATACAACTGATGATGTTAGATTTTCATTTTCATCTTCATTTTCTCCAACAGAAGTAAGTATATATCAATATGATGAATCAAATAATCCTGAATATTATCTACTTAAAAAAACCGTAAATGCCGTTTCAGGAGAAACAAAAACCCAAAGTTTTAGTGTGGGATCTCCCGAAAGATTTTTAACTTTAAATTTATTTGATACTAATGTTATATCAATAGAATCTATAGTAGATTTAGATGGTAATGAGTATAGTGAAGTACCTTATTTAGCTCAAGATACTATTTTTGAAGAAATAAATAATATAGCAGCTAATGATCCTGAACTCCATGCTTATAACCAACAAACCCCTTATCTTTTAAAATTAAAAAAAGTACCAAGAAGATTTGTTTCTAGATTTAAAGCTAATAATCAATTAGAATTACAATTTGGGGCAGGTATAAGTGATAAAGCTGATGAAGATATTATCCCTAATCCAGATAATATAGGTTTAGGAATTAAAGATGGAAGAAGTCAACTTGATAAAGTTTTTGATCCTTCAAACTTTTTATACACAAAAGCCTATGGACAAGTTCCTTCAAATACTACGTTAACAGTAACATATCTTGTAGGAGGAGGTTTAGAATCAAATGTTAATTCTAATACTATTATAACACCAGCAACTACTTTTATTATTAGTAAACCTAATATTAATTCAAGCATGGTAAATTTTATTAAAAGTAATATTACATCTAATAATTTAGAAGCTGCAAGAGGAGGTGGGGGTGGAGATTCACTAGAAGATATTAGATTAAATACTATAGCTAATTTTTCATCTCAGCAAAGAACTGTAACTAAAGAAGATTATTTAGTTAGAACTTTATCTATGCCTCCCCAATTAGGTAGAATTGCAAAAGCATATATAACACAAGATGATCAAATTTCTCCATTAACAAATGAACCAAATCGTATACCTAATCCTTTAGCATTAAATTTATATACTTTAGGGTATAATAGTAATAAACAATTAACTACACTAAATACAGCTACTAAAACTAATTTATCTACTTATTTAGAACAATATAGAATGTTAACAGATGCTGTTAATATTAAAGATGCATTTGTAATTAATATAACCTTAGATTTTGAAATTACTGTATTTAAAAACTATAATAACCAAAGAGTATTGTTAGATTGTATTACAGAACTTAAAGATTATTTTAATATAGATAAATGGCAAGTAAATCAACCTATTGTAATATCAGAAGTAAAAAATTTAATAGGAGGAGTAGATGGAGTACAAACTGTAGAAAATGTACTTTTTGAAAATATTAGTGGTACAACATTAGGTTATTCACAATATAGATATTCTTTTGATAGAGCAATTAGAAACGAAATAATTTATCCATCCTTAGATCCTAGTATATTTGAAATTAAATATCCGGATACTGATATAAAAGGACGAGTAACAACATATTAAAATGGCATATTACTTTATATTTCCTGAATTAGATACAACCTTATATAGTCATCCTAATAGATCAGAAATGAACTCAGGTGGTGATGAATTACTAGAAATAGTAAAAGAAAGAGGTAATACAAATCAAGTTTTATATCCTTCAAGAATTTTATTAAAATTCAAAAATGAAGATATTCAAACAACAATATCTGATATTGTAGGCCATAGTATTTTCCCCACAGCTAAAGTTAATTTAAATTTAACATCTGCAGAACCTAAAAATCTACTCCAAACCCATAATTTAAAATTATTTGCAGTATCACAATCATG